TTGAATTTACGAGCAATGGTTGCATTGTAAGAAGTAATGGCAAGCCTCAGATTTGGATTGATACCAAACATAAAAGAAGGAAGCCGTCTTGTACTTCCTTCACTTTTTCCATGTTGTGGCGGCATTGAAATCATTAGTTTCTTTATCCTACCAAATGCAAACTCATTTAAGATATGATAGTAGGCTTTATGGTAAGGCTGCCAATCAAAATTCGTTGTAGTATAGCTTGTGTAATCTTTTAAGTTGGTTCTCGCTTTTCTTCTTGCTATCTCTTCCTCAATTATTACTTCTTCAAGGTTAGCCATTCGTTACCCTTTTTGCTTGTTTTAAACGTGCCTCAAGTTCTTCATCTGTTAGGTTAGATAGGTCAAGATTCTTGTTAGTATTTTCAGTTTCCATCCTTTCAATATAACCTCGTTTCTTTCCTTTGGTCTTTAGGTAGAAAATAGTTGAAGTTGGATTGCCTGATTTTATCTGCTGATGCAATTGGCTTTCTGCAAAGTCTAAAGCTACGTTTTCAATATCCTTTACTTGCTTAGCAAACTCTTCGTCATCTGCTAACCAACCATAAAACGTAGTTCTTCCAATACCTACCTTTTTACAAGCAGAAGTAACTACTCCAAGCGATTGCTCTAAGGCTTCTAATACTGCTTTTTTATGTTGTTCAGTTTTGTTCATATTATACTCCTTTAATTGGTACTTTTAAAACAGGATTAAAATCAAAACTTCTTTTACTTCCCTTATCTCTTTTGATCACATCCTTCCCCCACTTCTTCTGTAACGCAAAGAATTGTTGCTTCTCCTTCTTGAGATTCCTATATGTAGCACATCCACCCTCTTGTTCTGCTTGTTTCACATCATAATGAGCAAAGTTTACTCTTAAGCATCCTCCATACTTATGTATATGCTGAAGGCTAATATCATAATCCTCCTTTAATGGTAGATCTTCATCATACCTGATCTCGCTTGTCTTTAGATGTGCTTGGAATGGGCCACCGATATATTGTAATGTTCCGAATGGAGTATATTCTCTATATGCTCCTTTGTCTGTTACACAATTCAAACCCCAAAAGTGGAATCCCATTTCCTTAGTTAAATTCGCCACATTCTCTGCAAACTCGCTCAGATCATTCATATTAAACTTTATCTGTACTTGTTCTTCCCATCTCCCGATTCTTGAACAATCATCATCTAATAAAACGATGCAATCCGCATCATCAAATAGATTATTTAGAATCCAATTTCTAACTCTGCAAAGATTCCCCTGAGCAGAATCAGGGCAGATCACTACATCATTTCCATTCGCTATATATTCCTCCGCTTCGCTCTCCCTTACCACTATCTTTACATCAGGAAAATGAATCTGAGTAATACTTTTCTCCGGTCTCTTATATGATGGTGAGTAGAATTTAACCTTCATTTTGGATTTTGTTTATAGCATTAACTCCATTAATAACTCTCCCTATCCCTTGACTCCACGCTTTACCATTTGCTCTTTTAGCCGTTTCAGTCTTTAAACCAAACAAAGTCTTTGCTTGAATCCAATCAATGTCAGTATCAAATTTCAGGATCAGATAATTGCTCTGTGTATCTAACTCCGTAGCAAAAGGCTTTTCACTCTGCTCATTCATTGGATTTCCCATCTCCTCAATATCATCCTCCGTATAGGGTACATTCATCCCCCAATCATTTAGCTGATCAACATCCCATTCATTGGCTAATATATCCCAATCCCATTCTCCAAATCCTACGTTATCCTTAACGATAAATTCCTTTTCCTGCTCAGGAGTTAATTCACTTGCTTTGATTATTGGAACTTCATTTAGTCCTGCTTCCTTACAAGCCTTCAATCTCATATTACCACCAAGAACCACCATATCGTTATTTACAACGATTGGTCTTAGTTCAAGCATTTGAGGAAAACTTTTAATAGACTTAACTAACTTCTTAAACTTGTCATCCTTTATGATTCTTGGGTTATCAGGGTTTGATTTTATAGCTGATATTTTTACCTTCTCCATTACGTTCTTTTTAAAATTTCGTCAATCTGTTCCTGCGTTAACTTGTCATCAGGTTTACCTCCGTAGGCATTATAAATTATCAACAAAGTAATTACTATCCCTGCAAGAGCAACTAAAACAATTATTGCTGCAACTATTATTACGTTTAAAATCCACATTAGTTCCAATAAATAAAGGTATATTCTGATTCCTCTTCTGTCAATTCTGTTGTGTTATGTGCAGTATTACTAAGCATCCTATTTCTTCTTCTTTGTCGTTATAAAAGTAGATAGTGTTTTCAAGATATAAATCAAATAAAACATCTGCATCTACCATCATACAAATTTACAGAATTTTGTGTTTAGCGTCATAAGCTATCAAGTCACGAATGTACTTTGATAGACTTCGGTAATCGTCATAGATTTCAATACTTCGTTGCCTTGCTATTTTCTTTTCAGCCTCAGGCATCGTTAATACAACATTTGGTTGTGCTTTCTTTTCTTTTTCCATAATACAAATATACTATTTTAAACTATTTATCTTTGCTTTGTATTCTTTTATCTTTTCTTTTATTTCAGGTATCAGCATTTTATTGCTTGGTTGGTATCCTTCAAGCCATTCTACCTTCTCAACCCCTATGCGATTAATCAACTCTTTTCGGTATTCAATCAGGTTTCCGTGCAGGTAAGTGTTGCAAGTTGCACATTGCTTCCATACATTTAATTCCTCAAATCTTAATTCAGGACAACTTCCAACTGACCGATAATGCCCTGCGTGAAATTGTTTCTCATTATTCTTTCCGCAGGATATACAAGGAAGGTCTTTATCTCTTTCACGAATGTAGGTATTGAATACTGTCTGAAATAGCTTTAGGTAATCCCTATGGGTCAATAGTGCTTCCTTCGCTTTCTTCGTTTCCTTCCGTTCCTGCTTCGCTTTCTTTTCTCGTTCCTTTTTTACCAAATCCTTAACCCCTAAATTATGGCAAAGGTCTTTATCGCAAAACTTCCAATTAAACCATTTCGGTTCAAATTTATCTTTGCAGTTCTTACACCTCATTCTTGAACCTGTCTAAATCTGCTCTAAAACTATGAAGCCTTTCCATTTCTTTTTGGTAAAATTTTTCAAGGTAATCAACTCCATCTTCTTTATCTTTTACAGTCACTATTACAGGACTTTCAAAGTACTTAAAGTAAATTTCTTTTCTTGTTTTTAACTTGTCAAGGTATTTAATCCAAGTTTTAATATCGTCTTTCATCTTATAAATTTAGGTTTTAAATATATGTCAAGGTCTTTGTAAGATTCCAAAAAGAAACCTCTCCTGCCTTTTTTAAAGTTGTTCTGCACCCATTGGCTGCTCGGAGATAGTGCAGGATAATTAAAGTAATAAAAATCGTCAGAACTGCACATATCAAATAATGCTTGGTGTGAATCGCCCTTGCAGAAAATAACAAGTTCAGCAGTTTTATAGATGTTATTGTTCTTGCAATATTGGTCAATCTTTTCGATTGAATCAGGTTTAAGTTGTGGCTTGAATCCAAACTTCAAACTCTTATCATCCTTTCCATGAGAAATAACAAAGCAAATATTGCCTATGAAATAGTGATTGATGAACTTCCTATGATTCGTAACCTTTACGTTGTCATATTTTAGTTCAAGAATCTGCTTCATTGTTTTGTTAACGAAGTATCCAAACGCACCTGAATGGTTATCGTTGCAGATGTTGTTAACTTCAATCTTACTATAATGATGCAACAAAGGTTCAATAAGTTTAATCTTAAACTCTACCGCAGTATCAAATGCTTCTTCGTTAGTCATATTTTGCGGAAGTTCGTGACCACCTCTTGTGGTTTTGCCATCAAAGCCATCCATCAAATCTCCATAATCATCTACAACTATGAAGTTAGATTGTCTTTCTTTTATCGTTACTTCAGCTATCCTTGCGCAATCCTTCAAAACCTCTTCTTTGTTCCACTTAACTGCATACATTGAATTGTCGTACTTGTTAGTTTCCATTCCAATATGTACATCTGTTATTATAAGCCTATCAAAGTCTGCTGCTTTATCAATAATTGGAACAGATAACCTATCCAATCTTTTAATGTGCTTCTTTATTATTCCTTCAAAATCAAAGTCTTTTATTTCTTCTTTATCCTGCTTTGCTGCGTATTGAATCCATTGTTGCCCTGTGGTCTTGGAAGTAGATATTTTTATAACTTCAAAGTTTTCAGGAATGTCTATTGGTTCAGATTGTAGCTTTTCAACGGATGAAATTACATTGCCATTCTTATCAATCTTATTTTGTGTATTGACAAAACTCCTCTTTTTAGGGGTTTGTCTTTTTAGAAGAATAGCGTCATAATCTTCTTGCGTTAAGTAATACTTAGCTTGGTTTCGGAATGGCTCATTTGGCTTTACATCAAAATTCAACTCTTCAGCTTCACTCGGATATAATAACTTCCTTACTTTCATCTTTGTATTTTTGCAAATATACTATTTAAAAATTGTACTTGTAATTGTGTCTTTCAACTTCAATCTTTTGGTTTGCAAATGCGCTCATTCCATTTATATGTGAATCTGTTGGGACATAAT